AGGGGCAGCGGTCGCAGGGGCAGCAGCAGGGACAGCGGGCGCGGTTGCGCATCGAGCAACAGACCACATGATTAACAAGAATCAGGAAAGAAAAGCACGCCGGCACTCACGCCCACGCGTTTACAATCACAAAGGAAGATGATGAATACTAATAGAAAGTTTCAGTTAATCAGTGGCGTTTTAGTTTTATTTGCGGTTGTAATTGCATGGGGTAGCTATGTAATTTGTGATTTAGAATCTTACATTGACGAGGTTAGCTTAAGGCCGGCGTTTATGGTTGTTGAATATATTGATGAGGATGAATATAAAGTAGACACGGCATCTTTGAGTAAGTAGGATAGGTCCAACCTGTATTTGGCGTACAGAATGGACCTTGGGCGTAGCCCTTTGAATATACCTAAAGCACTAAGGATGCCTTAAATATGACCACAGTTTACCAAACACCACACCAAACCGCAACACATATGTTTCAATTAATCGCACTATTTACACGGTGGGTTTTTTGTTATCTTGAATTTTGTAGGCAACTAAGGGAGTAGTTTTATGAGTGAGCAGTTAGTATTTGCACTTAATGATATGGGAAACAAGCTTGGGTTGGTTCCGAGAGATACACGGCAAATAAGTGGAAGAATTACAGGAGAGTACGAGCGCTTTACTGTTGATGGGGAGTCAAGCAGTAAGCGCTCAGGCGCTATTATCTTTTTTGATGACGGCGGTTACTGGGCCATGAACCATAAAACAGGACAGGCATGCAGTGGAAGGCCAGGAAGTTATGGCAAAACCACACAGGTCCATGCGCCCAAAGCTTTGACTAAGAAGGCTGTTGATACAACATACATTAAATCCGTGGCTCGGCATGTATACGCACAAGGCCATCCCGTTGATGTGACATTTGAGCATGTAGGCGGCCATCCATATTTAGTTCGTAAAAATATCTCAGGAACAGGAATCCTGAGCTGCCAGGATTGCCATATGGAGTATCGCCGAAATTGGTTGATGTTTCCCTTGTTAGGCCTGGACGGCTTAGAGAATATCCAATTTATATCACTTGCTGGGGACAAAAGGTTCATGAAGGGCGCTAAAAAGAAAGGGACGTTTGGCGTGTTCGGGTTGTATCAAAAAGACATGCCGGTTATTTTGGCTGAAGGTGCGGCCACGGCGCGAACACTTTACGAGGTTTTAAAAACACCTGTATTTTTTGGCTTAGATGCGGGAAATTTACCCTATGCTTTATCGACGATAATACAAAAGTACGGGATAGACACACGAATAACGAAGGTTTCAATTGCCGCAGACTATGACGAGAACGGAATCGGGGAAAAGAAAGCAATCGAGGCATTAAAAGCCAACTTAATCCCCATCAACCAGGACTCGCTCATATTTCCAAAGGTGAATGTAAGTACGGATTGGAATGACATTTACGTGAATTACACCAATGGAAATCAACATATTATCAGTAGATTTTTATCCAACTAAAAATAAAGGACAATATTATGAGCGCGGACAATAATAACACAAAAAAACCAGATGCGTTAGAACTAGGCAATAATGACGTAAAAGAATCACACCCGTTAGACGCCAAGAACTTTCCTCATTGTTATTTTAGCCCTAGGTCGGAGAAGTGGATAATAAAAAATACGATGGAAAACCTTGATTATTTTTTAAAATACAATCGCTCAAAGGTAGCGCTTAACGCTATGAGTCACGGCGTGGAGGTTGATTTGGGTGTGGATTGCCCGGACGATGCCAATAACGACGATAAAGCGTCAATAATAACCAACTTGGTGAATATAGCGGGGTTTGAAAGAAAATTTAGCATTGAAAAGTGGTTGAGAAGTTTGGCTTTGATTAATAGTTATCATCCGGTAAAGCAATGGATTTTATCGAAGCCATTGTATGCTGGTGGTCAGATGGAAAAGCTTACAAAATGCATACCCGCTGAGAATCCAGTTTTATCCAGCATACTTTTTAAAAGGTGGGCTATTTCCGCCGTGGCCGCTTTGTTTGAGCCCAACGGGATATCCGCGCAAGGCGCGCTTGTTTTTTGCGGGCCGCAATACACTTTTAAAACATCATTTATTGAATTTTTATGTGAGGAATCCATGGGCGCGGTGCTACTTGGGCACACGTTAGATGTTAGTGATAAAGACACTATTATTCGCGCTTTATCCCATTGGATTGTTGAGCTTGGCGAGCTTGATGCAACGTTTAGAAAGTCAGATATAGCTAAACTAAAGTCATTTATCACACAAAAAAAGGATTCATTTCGGGTGGTTTACGGCGCAACAGACACGAAACAGCCGCGTAGGACGGTATTTGCAGCAACAGTAAATGATGAAAATTTTTTGGTTGATGAAACAGGGAACCGCAGATTTTGGACTATAAAGATAACTGGAAAAATGAACACCATAGGCCATGGGGTAGATATGCAGCAATTTTGGAGGGAGGCGTACGAGTTATATTTGCAAGGGGAACGTTGGATGTTATCAAAGGAAGAGTTGGCAATGCTTAATGAGTCAAACAAAAATCATGAAATTCAAAACCCTATGGAAGAATTAATTTTGCAAACTTATGATTGGGAGTCGCCTTGCGTCGATCGGAAAACAGCAACTGATATCTTGATTGATTTTGGCATCATGCCTTCTTCACCTCAGTTCGAAAAATACAAGAGATCTGTTGGCAAGTCATTGAAGAAATTAAATATTGAAGAATTTAGAACTAAAAAAATCAGAGGGTATATTATGCCTAAAAAGGAAAAAAATACCATACACATGAGGTGAGGTGACAATAACGTTGTCATCGGGTGACAAGAAAAAAATTACGTTTTGTCACCTTGTTAAGTCACTGCTCATGCGGTTTTTAACTTAAAGATGACAAGATGACAAATATATACATAAAGGTATATAAGTGTGTGTGTAATAGTAGAGACGAACAACACACAGTAGATGGTTTTGGAAGTAGTTGTCACCTTTGTCACCTTTGCCATGAAAGTCATAGCTGATGCGACCTAACAGGGTGACAAGAAAAAATTACGTTTTGTCACCTTTGTCATCTTTGCATTTAATATTGATCTATAAGGGTTTAAAATGGACAGAAATATTAAAAATAAAAAAGGGGTGAAAAATGATTTTCGTGGTGATATTGATGAGGATAGAGAAAGTTCGATAAAAATTACATTTAACGACTACGCCGAGCAGCGCGGGTTAAATTTGATGAATGAAGATATTAAGTTTATTAAAAACTTAATTCTGGATATGTCGAGCGAGCAAAGACGTTCGACATTGATTAAGTATACTAGAATCTGGGTTGAAACAATGGAATCGTTTGATTCTCACATAGCTGTCCGCAAAGTCAATGCCGGAAGGTTTGCAGCTAACACATGGTTACGAACCGAGGGTGTGTTATAATACACCGTGATTTTATTTTAGGGACCAAAGCATGTCAGAACGAATCCAGGGCGAAGTCAGTTGGTTTAACAGCGCAAAAGGATGGGGCTTTATTCAAGCTGAAAAAGAAGAGTATTTTATTCATTTCGGCGACATAATTACCAATGACGGTAAATATAAAAAGCTGGACAAGGGCGATAAAGTCAGTTTTGAACCGAAATCATCACCCAAAGGCATTGTTGCTAAGAATGTGACATTAGATGCCTAGTTCTCTGGACGCCTAGTTCGCTGGAAGTTGGGGTTAAGGGGTAAGTACCGCGCACCAGGATATAATCAACCCTAGTGTGACGCCAAGCACAATAACCTCCCATGCAAACCCTAATACTTTCGGCCATGCAGCCCATGCAAACCCCAGTACTTGTTTCATAATTCCTCTTGGCATTTCTCGTACGCACGTAAAAACGTACGACACAAAGACGCGAATGACTCAATCGCGTCAGGATGAACACCGACACCAATCACATCATCTTCTACCTCGTCCGACACTAAACTTACATTGTAACCGTATTTTGGATGGTTCTTGATGAACACATAATAATCTTCAGCCATTAACTGCTCGAGTGTAACTTCACCTATATTCATTCTGACTGCTCCTCTAACCATTGGTTAAACATCTCAAATTTAGCGTCTTGTGAGTAACCTGCGCCCTCGTAACCTACGCCGCTGCTATATAGCCTTTCTTCCCATATTTCGTAAAGCTCGTCTTCACTCATCGCGTGATTGTTCCAATAAATCGTACATAGCTTCCATCTCTGTATCACCATGGCCTATTTTATCATCGCTCGGTGTCTCGTGGTCAATCGGTGCGCCGTCATAATTGTCAAATGTAGCCGTAAACGCGTATTGCTGATAAATACTATCGCGCGGGTGGACGTGTATTGTGTATGTTGTTGTCATATCTTGCTCCATTTTTTGCATTTGCTAACTTGAACCCATTGTACATGTCACTTATTTATATGTCAACAGTTGACAGGTTAAAATATGACCTTTCTATTATGCTTATGATTATTAACGTAAATCATGTGCGGTTCACAGGGTTATGCCCAGAAACTGTGGATAACTTTTTGGTGGGGCGTTCCGTATTAACTTTATTAACTTTGGGTGCGTGCGTGTATTGGTTTGTTTGTTTGTATATGATATCCTCAGATAATAGCGTTGCATTTACTCATTCATTAAGCGACACGGAGTGTTTATCATGAAAGAAAAGAATTTTGATTATGAAAAAGCAGACAACTCACATTATACAGTGCCAAGCATGTATGGTAAAATGTGTCGCGAACAGTACAATGAACAGCCTAAATACGCAGAGCCCGGCAAAGCTGACGGTAGCATGAAAGGTGAGCACAGTAACAAGCAAGCTGGACCGTAATTGTACGCAAACTGTATTTCGATTACACACTAAAAGGTTTTTATGATGTGGAAAGAGTCTTTATATAAGCCTGAATATTGTGGAACAGCCGTTGAAGTTTTGTCGAAAGGCAAGAGTTTAGCGGCTGTTTGCGTTGCGTGTGGTGTTTGCAGAAAGACATTGTACAACTGGCGAGATACGCACCCTGAATTTGCTGAGGCGTTAAACCTTGGCGTTCAGCATGCTCAGACAGTGTGGGAAGATTTAGGTGAAGAAGGTATTCGCGGCGACCTTAAAGGTTTTGGCGGCGCACCTTGGATTTTCACAATGAAGAATCGTTTTCGTGAAGACTACGCTGAAGAAAAAGACTTCAAATCAAACTCTGATTCTCTCGTCGAAAAGCTTATTGATAAGTTGAGTGATTAACATGATTACTGAAGCGCTTGAAGCATGGAAAAACTGGGTTAATCCTCACAAAGAACCTGACGGCACAATAGACCTTTATAAGCATCCAGAGATGATTGCTTGGATGACAGATTTCATGAAAACAAATTACCCTGAAAACCAAGAAGTTATCAACGGTTTAAAAAGCACGTCTGAATTCAAGGTGAAAGAGAAGCCTGTTGATGTTTAGGCAGGTAAAGGCGTGGCTGCAATGTTTGTTCCACGGCCATTTGTATCATAAAGACCTTTTCTCAAAAAGTGGCGAATTGGTCGCGTTTGAATGTGTTCGCTGTGGTAACTTTTATACTTTCAAAAGAGACCCGTGTTTGTAATAAGGTTATGAATGATGCGTACTATTTATGTCTGATGCTAAGTTTCCTATTAATGACGCGTTATACGGAAGTTCAATAGTTAAAACCTACTATGACGCTCCCGAAATTAAAGAGATGTCGGACTGGCAAATTATAGTTCTTCAGCAAACACAAAAAGCTATGAATAAATCCGACAGGTGCGATCTCATATTACTGCGATTCACACAAACGCTACTTCTAACCGTCGCCGTCTTAGTTTTGGGGGCCATTTATGTCTGATGACAAGCTTATTCGCATCCTCAGGTCGTTACCCTTATTTGCCCGCAACTTTCTTAATATTCGAACGAAGGCAGGCCGCATTGAGCCGTTCATTCTCAATAGAGCGCAAAACTATCTGCATGAACGCTTAGAGGCGCAACTTAAAGAAACAGGAAAGGTCAGGGCGCTATGCTTAAAAGGCAGGCAGCAGGGGTGCTGTTTTGCCCCCCATATGCGTGTGATAACTTCCGATTACCACTGGAAGGAAATTGGTGATGTTGAGGTTGGTGATGAGCTGATTGGTTGCGACGAAGAGACTTACGGTATAACAAAGGCCGGTCGAAAACATTCACGTAAATTAAGAACTTCAGTTGTCGAGCATGTTGCGTCGTTTACAAAGATGACGCACGAAGTTTTGCTTGATAATGGTGCTAGGTTGGAAGTGACTGGAGACCATAGGATGATGACGCGCCAACGTGGTGGCGATTATGTTATGTGGCGAGAAGTTAAAGATTTTAGGGTTGGTGACTTGATGCGCGTGGTTACGCGCCCTCCTGGGTATGGACTTCCTTCGTATGAGGATGGATGGGTTGCGGGGATGATAGACGGAGAAGGTAGTTGGCGAGGAAAAAATGGCGGCGCTAAACGGCTGAGTATTCATCATCGCAATAACGCTATGTTGAGGCGTTTAAAGGATTACTTTGATGGTATTGGCATGCCGTACAAAGAGGTCATTGACTCTAGAGTGGATGGTATTAATAAGTTGGGTCGAGATCCAGTTCATCGCCTAGATATTCATCGACTACCTTACTTGATTGAGATGTTCGCAAGATGTAGGCCAACCCGGTTCACCCATGATAAGTGGTATGAGGGTCACGAACTTCCTGGTAAAGGCGCTGTTGACGGCGTAAATCCATGGGCCAGGGTTGTAAGTATTAAGTCACTTGAAAAAAAGCATGTCATTGACCTCCAAACAAGCACTAAAACATTTATATGTGAGGGCCTTGTGTCTCACAACTCAACTTACGTACAAGCACGTTTCTTTCATAAAGTATCAACCCAGCGCGGTCGCAAAGCTTTCATCTTGACGCATGAGGCTGAGGCAACCAAGAATCTCTTTGACATGACGAAACGCTACTACGACAGCGTGCCCGATGGTGTTGTTCCCAAGCCCGATGCTTCTTCAGCACGTGAGTTGAATTTCAAATCCCTTAATTCTGGTTACGCTGTTGGTACTGCTGGTAACAAAGCCGTTGGGCGCTCTCAAACTGTTCAGTTAATGCACGCAAGTGAAGTGGCTTATTTTCCACACGCTGAAGAACACGCCAAGGGGATTCTTCAGTCTGTCTCAAATGAAGATGGCACAGAAATAATCATGGAATCGACGGCCAACGGCATCGGAAATTATTTTTATAATATGTGGATGTCGGCAACAAGCGGTCAATCAGATTTTCAAGCGGTTTTTATCCCTTGGTTTTGGCAGTCTGAATACACTGCTGATGCGCGAAAAGATGAGAGTGAGTCACTGTCAGACGAAGAGCAGGAACTATTTGACGAGCACGAGCATAACGGATTAACAAAGAGACAT